TTGATCACGGTCCCGCTCGTCCCGGTCCCGTCGTCGTCGATCCATGCCGTGCGCGTGATTGTGACTGCCATTAGGCGGCCGCCTCTCGGATAACGCGGAGTAATTCCTCGAACGTGAAGCGGACACTGGACGCCTCGACGGTGTAGGTCGGGGGCACGTGCGGATTGCCGAACGCGTTGATCGTCACGCGTTGAATGAGAAAATCCCCGCGCAGGTTGATCGGCGCGCCGAGGTTGATCGCGACGGTCGCGCCCGCGCGGGTATTGATATCCCGGCAGGTGTACCGCACGGTGACGATCCCGACCTTGCCGTCGGCGTCGCGTTCGGCGAGTTGCGCGAGGCGGGCGCGGCCGCGCGCGTGCGCCTCGGTCGCCGACAGTCGCCGATCTTGGATCTCGTCCTCGACGATCCCATCGGCCCCGCCGCCGAGTTGCGCCGCGAGCGCGGTTTGTGCCGCGACGTCGTCCTCTTGGATAAACAGATCAACCGCGTCGCCTTTGACGATCGCGACGCGGATCGCGCCGACGCCGTTTGCGGGGATCCCTCGGATCGTCGCCGCCGCGAGGATCGTCGTGTTGTACGTGAGGGGCGAGGTAATCGCGCCCGGGCCCGACGCGCGCAGGCCGGTCAACGTGTTCCCCGTGATCCCGGTGTAGCGGATCGCTTGCGACCCGGCGATCGCCCACCCGCCCGCCGCCGCAAACGCCGCGACGCTCGCGCAGGGGAGGGTCGGCGACCCGGCCAGCACGATCCCTTGGGGTTGCGTGAGGGTCGACGTATCGGACGACGGCGCGTTGACGCCGAGGGCGGCGTCGGCCGCCGTGTCGACCCACGTCGTATCGATGTTGTTCGCGATCGTCGTGAGCAAGCGCAAGGTCGCGAGGTTCGCGGCCGTGCGGTACAGGCGGCGCGCCGTCACGGTCGAGGCCCCGACGGGGATCGCCGAGAGGTTGACTTGCGCGGCCGTCGCCGCGTTCGTCGTGGGGGCCGCCGCGCCGAGACTCGCGTCGGGCGTCGTGTCGAGGTACGTCGTCACGACGTTGTCGAGCGTCGCGAGGAGAAACAATCCCGAGTTGCCGATCTTCGTGCGATAGAGCTTGCGCGCCGTCACGACGGACCCGCCGATCGGGATCGCGCTCAGCGGGATCTGTTGTAGGTACGCGCTCGTCGTCGCGGGCGGCGCGGCCCCGAGGGCGGCGTTTGTTTTCGTGTCGGTGTACGTCGTCGAGACATTGTTCGCGATCGTGTCGAGGTAGCGCAGGCCGACGCCGCCCGAGCGGCGATAGAGCTTGCGCGCCGTCACGGCGGCCGCGCCTTTCGGAATGCTATCGAGCGCGAGCGCGACCGTCCCGAGGGCCGTATTCGACCCCTGCGCGCCCGCGCCGAGGGCCGCGTCGCTCTTGTTGTCGGTGTATGTCGTCGTCGTGTTGTCGTTCAACGTGACGAGTAAATGCATCGCGAGCGTGTTCGCGATCGATCGATACACCTTGCGCGCGATCACGTTCGAGGATCCGCGCGGGATACTAGAAAGCGGGATCGTGCGGTTCTGATCCGTCGTGTTGATCGACGGCGGCGCGGCCCCGGCGGGGTAATAGCCATCTGAGAACACTTGGCACGGGCCGCCCGTCGGATTGTTGGGAACCGATCCCGCGAACATCCATTGCCCGGCGATCACGACTTGCCCGTTCACCGAACTATTGCGGTAGATGTTGACTTGCGTGCAACGGGCATCGGTCGATCCGTACGCCGTCACGTTCGTATTCCACGAATAATTCGGATTCGGAGGGAGGTGAACCGTCGTGATCATCGCGTTCGGCCCGGGCGGGGTTTCGCCGTTCGCGGTGACATACGTCATTTCGTAATACACCGTCGCGCCCGGCGTGAGCGAACCGCCGCCGCTCGTGTTGCTCACGGCCAGATCGGGCCCGCGTGTCGGGGCCGGGACGCCGAGCGCGCCGATCGTGACTTGGTTCCACGGGCCCATGGTTGTTTCGCCGTAGGCCGTGACGAACGCGACGCCGTAGGCATGACTGCCGTATTCGATCGCGCCGCCTGCCGTCGCCGCGCCGATCGTCGGGCCGGTCGCGGGCGGATTGATCGGCGTGTTGCCCGTCGTCGCACTCCCGCCGATCGGCCCGGGCGTCGTCTCGCCCGCCGCCGTCACGAATGACACGGCGTAATCGTGCGTCCCGAAATCGGGGCCCGCCCCCTCGGCCCCGAGGGTGACATTCGGCCCGACCGTCGGCGGCGGCGTGACGTCGGTGGACCCCGTCACGCGCGGCCCGGGCGTGGTTTCCCCCGTCGAGACCATGAAGGTCACGGCGTAATCGTGCGCGCCGAGGGCGGGGCCCGGGCCTGCGGACGTCGGCGGCCCGGCGACGGGCGCGGCGGCGGGCGGGGCAAAGACGCCGACTTGCACGCTCGCGACGGGCGACGGGATCGTTTCGCCCGCCGCCGTTTGATAGGTGACGGCGTACCCGTGCGCGCCGGGCGTGACGCCCGACCCGGGCACAACCAGCGCGTTGAGGGCCGACGTCGGGGCCGCGCCCGGGCCGACGAGCGATCCCGTCCCGCCGAGATCGACGCCGCTGTACGTCACCCGTTGCGGGCCCGCGAGCACGACGCCCCCCGTCGACGGGTACCACACGGCCGTATCGACCGGGATCATCGTCTCGCCCGGTTGAATCGCTTCGAGGGCGTCGGACCCGCCCGCGTCGACATACACGCGCGTGACGACTTGCGAGAGATCGCGATCCCACGTGATCCCCGCCATGGATTTATGAACCGCGTTCACGTTCGAGGGGGGCGCGCTCGCCGTGTCGGTGAAAAACAACCGGACGACTTTCGCGTAATCGCACTGCCAATCCCCGCCGACGCGCGTCACAAGTTGCCCGAGGGCGTCGTCGAGGTTGGTTTCGGTGATCGTGATCTCGTCGATCCGCGCGGCGGCGATATCGGCCGCGACCTGCAACGTGTACCCGACGGGCGCGCTCGTCATCAGCGACGCCGCGATCGCGCCGACCGTCGTCGCCGTGAACCGGCCCGACACCTTGCGCCGTTGCAACCCCCACGAATAATCGATCAACGTACAGTCGTACAGCATGTTGGCGGCGACCGGCCGATCGCCGACATAGCGGTGCAGCGTTTTGAGAATCGTTCCGCCGAAGGCCCGCGACGCGTTGTTTTTGGATCCCAACGTGATCACGACGTCGGCCCCCTCGACGGGTATCCACCCGCGCGCCGTCATGGTGCCCGTCGTCGGCGTACTCGATAGGGAATCGCTAATCGTGAGGGAGTCGATCAACACGCCGACCCCGGGGCCCGGGCGGATCGTGCCGACGTGGATCCCGCCAACGCTGATAAACGTGTCGTGTCCGGTGTAGTTCGCGCGCGTCGCGCCCGACCGCGCGATCTTCGAGATCGCGTACAAGGGGACACGGTGCCCGAGGAGGACGGGCCAGCCCGAGCGCGTCGCGCCCGCGCGCGCGATCCCCGATCGGGCGACGGTCAGTTTCACGTGTTGTACGGCAAGCGGACGCCTTGCCCCTTGAGCGCGGCGACGAGGGCGTCGCTGACGGCGCGCGCGATTTGATCGGACGTCCCGAGCGGTTGCGTCACGTTGACCGTCTGGTTGAAACTCGACCCGCCCGTCGCCCCCGGGCCGCTATAGAGCGGCGATTGCGCCATGGGGACGCCTTGAAATAAATACGCCGTGTTGATCGGCGTCGTCGGGTACCGGGCCTGTTGCGCGGCGAGGGATTGCAACCGGCCCTCGGGCGTATCGGGATACCCGCCGCCGCCCGGCGACAACGTGCCCCCGGCAGGCATCCATTTTTTGCTCGAATCGATCCCGTTGGGGTTGAGTTGCGCGTAATACGCGGCGTCGGACGCCGCCGCCTGCGCGCGCTCGATCGCCGCCTGCGACGCGTTCGCGTCGGCGAGGATCGCGTTAAAGGCCGCGTTGGCGGCCGTGACCATCTTATCGAGTTCGGCTTGCGTCTCGGTCCCCGTGTGCTGAATCGTCGCGATCTCGCGGGCGGCCGCGCGATCCGACGCCGCCGCCTTGGCGGCCTCGGCCGCCGCAGCCTTCTGCATGATCGACGCGGTTTGGGCGTCGCCGAGCGCGTCGACGGCGGCGTTGTACGCCGCGCGTTGATCTTCGCTGCCCTTGAACGCGAGTTTTTCGGCGTTGACCTTTTCCCAAATCTGTTTGATCTCGTAATCGGTCGAGTCGAGCGTCGCCTTGTCGAGAAAATCGTAGTACTTCGCCTGCGCCGCCTTCGTTTCCTCAAGGCCGTCGATGATCGTCTTGTTGTGCGCCTTCGTTTGTTTCTCGGACTCCTCGCGCCATTGCTTCTCGTGTTCCATCGCGAGCTTAAACGTCGTTTCCGAGATCGCGTCCATCGTCTTGCCCCACGCCTTGTTATCGATCTCGGCTTGGCGCGCGGCCGCCGCGTTCGCGGCCATCTTGGTGTTGAGTTCGTCGATCTCATTCGGGACGGCGTCGGGGATCATTTCCATGAACGACGTTCGCAGGCCGGGTAGGGTGTGTTCGCCGATCGACGTGAGTTGATCCTGCATCGCCTTCGCGGCGCGCTCGTTTCTCGTCCACCCGCCGTACATGTACTCCAGCCAATCGGCGGCCGTCGCCTTCATGTTGTTCGCTTCACGCTTGAAGTTCGTCGCGGCGTTCGCCCAGAATGACGTCGTTTGTTCCGACATGACTTTCGTCGCGGCCGTGATCGCGTCGATATCCGATTTGAGCGTCGGGAGGACGGCGACGCCTTTTTGCCCCATGAGATCGTACGCCGTCGTCGCTTGATCGGCGGCGTCGGGGATCTCGCGGAGGGCGGCCGCGATCGTCAGGAATTGCTGATCGATCGAGAGTTTCCGAAAATCCTCGACCTTGATCCCGAGGTTTTCGAGCGCGGCGTACGTCGACTTGTGCCCCGTGTACAGGTTCTCCGTCAGTTTGAGGGCGGCCCCCGAGATTTGATCGAGCGAGTTGCCCGCCGCGTCGCCGACGGCCTGAAACCGTTGCAACGCCTCGACGCTGATCCCGGTTTTCGCGTGCAGCTTATCGAGTTCCTCGGCGGCCGCCATGATCTCTTTGGTGAAATTGACGGCGGCGGCGATCCCCGTTTGCAACCCGAACGCGCTCGCAATGCCCGAAAACGATTGCATCGCGGTTCCCCATTCGGCCGTCTGATCCTTCGCGACTTTCGCGGCGTCGGCGTACTTTTGAATATTCGCGGGAACCTCGCCGCCCCATGCGCGGTACTTCTCGGCGGCCTCGGCCGCGACCGCGCCGACGCGTAGGAGTTCGTCGGCCGTGAGTTTCGAGGCCCCGCCGATCTTCTCGATCGCCTCGACCATGATCGTTGCCTCGGTCATGATCTTCCGGCCCGAGAAGGTATCGACCATGCGGTTCATGGACGATTCGACTTGCCCGGTCGCGGCGTCGAACCCTTTCAACTCGACGACGGCGCGTTGCACGGCGTCGTAAAACGTCGTGAAATTCGCGTCAAATCGTCCCGTCATCGCCATAGGGATTTACTCTCGGGCGGCCGCTTCAGCGTTGAGTTCCTCGACGAGGACGCGGTAGACGTCGGCGTCTAGTTCACGGACCCACTCGTATCGCCAATGGCAGGCCCTTGCGATATTGAGGTCGGAGACGATGCGATCGCGCCACTCAGGATCGTTTTTTTTTCCGCCGCGCGCGCGGCGTCCATGTCGGCTTCGTGTTTCCGAATCGCCGTGAGGATCTCGGCGACCGTGTCGTCGTCGAACGAGTTCAACGCCCCCTCGATAAAGTCGGCCGTTTCGCCTCGGATCGCGATCGTGTCGCCCTCGGGCGTCGTGAGACTCCAATCGACGAGGTACGCGAGGATCTGCGCGTGCCCGATTTGCACCGGGTCGACGTGCAAGCGACCGTCGACGCCCGAGAGGTACCGCCGCTTGAATGCCTCTTGCGTTTCGCCATGCGTCAACCGTTTACGGACAAGGATCCAATCCCCGTCAGAGATCTCGATCCGCCGCGTTTCGGGAATCACGACACGCGATCGCATACCACGCCTTTCATTGTTCTGGCGGCCCGAGCGACGCGCGGATCTCGGCGGTCCCGACCTGCACCGTCTTGATCGGCCACATCCAAAACCCGCCGAGGCGCGGGGCCGTGAAGTACAACCGCGATTGCCGGATCTTGAACGGGTCGACGCCGCCCGGGCCGACGGCGGCCGCGAGCGTCCACTCGCCCGGGCGGGTGCCTTTCGTGACCGACCATGTCGAGAACACGGCGGCGGGGACCGCGTTGGATCCCCACAGGATCGACGCGCCCGACCCCGCGCCGCGCAACGTCACCCGGCCGCGAAACATTTACGGGCCAACGGGCGGTTCCATCGACCACGGGCCCGCCGCCATGAATTCGGAGGACACGGCGGGCGCGCCCTCGACGGACGTATCGATATCGGCCGACAGGTACGCGAGGCCCGACCATTTGAACGTCGGTTCGTTGGCGTTCGGGACGAGTTCGAGCAGGCCGGGATCGACGGCCGTCGCCGCGAGAAACAACGTCCGCTCGACGGAATTCCAGAATCCCGAGAGCGAGCCCGACACATCAGGGAGGCCCGGAATATAGACCAAGTTTGGATCCCCGAAACACGTGACGTTCGTTTTCCCGGTTTTTTGTGAGAGTTTCCACTTGTTCAACGAGAGGACGAGCGTCGGCGTCCCGGTCCCCGTCGGGTCATACAACACTTGTCCGTCGCGTCCACTCTTGATCGCCATGCGGCCCCCTTGTTACGCGGCGACGCTCGCGGCGTCGACGCTCATTTCGACTCGGTACATCCCGCCGCGATGGGTCCACACGATCGACGGGTCGACGTCGTCGCGTTCGAGTTCGCGGATCCGTTGCTCGCGCGCGGTCGACATCCACGTGTACCCGGCGACCGTGATCGCGGCATCTTCGAGGAGTTGATCGATCCGGGCGGCGGCCCCCTTGGAATCGCCCGAGAGCGACACGGCCGTGACGCCGTACAAGATGCTCTCGATCGCCCGCCCGCCGAACACGGCCCGATCCTCACTCGCGAGGATCGACACGAGGACGAACCGCGTCGCATTTTTCCCGGTTGCGATCGAGGGCCCCGCCAATCCGAAAAAGACGCCGTCGGGCATGGCGGCCCGTAACGTCGCGTCGTTTTGCAACACGGCGATCAACGCGGCGTCGATATCGGAGGAGTCGGCCACGGTTACGCCGACCCCTCGACGGTCAACCCCGCCTCGGTCAACAAGGCGCGAAAGTCGTCCTCGTACATCGCGCGCCGCTCCTCGACGGCGATCCGAATAAACACGCGGCCCGCAGGCATCGCGCCCGTACTCGCGCCGAGGGCCTTGTGCCGCGCCATGGTGCCGAATTCAAAAATGGCGGCCAGCGGGGACGTGTCTTTGACGATCGCGCTCGCGGAAAACGTCGACTCCTCGCTCGTCACCTTGAGTTTGTTGCGCAAACTTTTGTCCCCGTCGCCCGTGCGCGCCGGGTACGCCGTCCGCATGCGATTCAGGGCGCGATTCGCGCGGAGGAGCACGATCGAGCGGGCCTTCGCCTGCAACTCGGCGGGGAGGGCCGCGAGTTGATCCGACAGTTCGGTCAACCCCTCGATCCGAAACGATGCGGCCGCCATCAGTCGACCCCCTCGATCGCGAGGCAGACGAGTTGAATATTCCGCTCCTCGCGGTTGACGACGTTCGTCAGCGAAAACGATCGGCCGCGAAACACGACGCGCGTTGCCGTCGTGACGCCCGCGTGGTACGGCATGGTGATCACGTGCGCGGCCTGCGCGATCACGGTGCCCGCCGCGAGGTTCTCAATATCGCGCGCGGTCGCCGCCGTGATCGACGCCTTGACCGTCGGCGGGTCGAGATCGGTCCACGATTGGATCACGCCGCCGTCGCCGTCGGGCACGGGGACGCCGGGCCCCTGCAACGTGATCACGTGGACGCGTTGCCCCGCAGGCGTGCGTCGCGACAGACTCGGCCCGGGCGCGATCATGCGAGGGCCGGATCCCGTAACCGGCGTAACAGGTTGGTGATCGTGGGCGTGAGATCGCCGGGCGTCGTCGGCCCGGTGTCGCTGTTCGGATCATCGCCGCGAAACCGCCACAACTCGCCGACTTGCAACAACACGCACGCGTCGACGATCGCCGAGTCGGGCCGCACGTCGGCCTTGAGGTAATCGAGAATGATCGCCTCGGCCTGCGCGAGTTTCGCCGTCAGATCGGCGTCGCCGTCGGGATCGGTATCCGACGCGGGGATCTGTAAGTGTTGTTTCACGGCGGCGAGGTCGAGGGCCATTAGCGGACCCCCGCGAGCACGGGCGCGGGCGCGTCGCGGCCGTCGCGCCCGCGTTTGACCATGAGCGTCCACGCGGGCGACCCGTCGCCGGGTTTTGTCGTCGTCGTCGTGTTGCCGTGCCACTCGGACCCGGCCCACGTGACACAGTCGCCGCGCTCGTACGTTTTGCCCGCCGTCCACACGCCCCGATAAATGTGGCAAGGAAACGCGACCGTGCCGAGATCCTTGACCCGGTCGCCGAGGACGGCGCGCACGGTCACCCGGCGTTCGCCGTCGTGCACGAGTTCGAGGTCGCCGAACCCGAGGCCGTCGAGGCCCGCAGGCCCGGGCGCGCCGTCGGTCCCGTCGCGGCCGTCGCGCCCATCGCGCACGCCGGGCGCGGCCTCAAGGGCCGCGACGCGGACGCCGAGGGCCTCGCACGTCGAGAGGCGCGCCCCGAGTTCGGCCGCCGAGGCCGCGATCTGTTGGGCGACATACGCCTTGAGGATCGGCGCGATCCCGGTGACGATCGCCGCGAGTTCGTCGGCGGTCATGCGGCGGCCTGCAACGCGCGTTCGAGCAACGCGCCGATCACGACGTCGATATGTTTGACTTGTTCGCCCGAGGGCGTCGGCGTCGGCGTCGCGGGCGCGGCCATGGGGGCCGGTTGCGGTTTCGCGAACGGATCGGCGGCGTCGCGTTGCGCGAGCGCCTTCAGCGAAAACATTTGTTGCTGCATGTACGGCGTGTCGCCGCCCGTGACGGGGCCAAGGCCGAAGTACTTCCACCGGGCCTCGTCGGGCGACATCGCGCCCGCGCCGATCGCGTCGGCGGCGGCCTTGGTTTTCGTCGCCGTGTCCATCCACACGAGATCGTCGATATCGAACGCGACGCCGTATTGCGTCCCGTGGATCGGATCGGCGAGGCCGACCCCCTCGTCGTACAGTTGCTCGAAATTCGTCAACAGGGATTGGAGACACTGCGAGTAATAGAGTTGCAACAACGGTTCGACGCCGGTTGCGAAATGCGGGGCCGTCCCGAGCCCGATCATGAACGACGGGACATGGAAGCAACTACAGACGTTCTCGCCCGTCCATTTCAATTGCTCGATCAATTGCGCGTCGACCGCGCTCATGACCATCGCCTCGTACTTGAGGCCGTCGCCGAGGACGGCGGTACGCCCGACATTCGCGCCAGTAAAATTGTCCTCGAAGTACGCTTTGATGCGCGCCGCCGCCTCGTCGCTGATTGCGCCCGGGGCCGTGAGCACGCCGCCCGGGTTGCTGCCGTTCGCGAAGAGTTGCGACGAATTGTTTTGAATCGACAGCCCTTGCATGGCGGCGAGGCCGCACGCGTAGATCGGCGAGATCCCGACCAACGGGTGAAACAAACAGATCATCGTGTCGTGGATGATCTCGCGCGCGGGGACGGTGATACTCGTGACGCCGAGGCCCGCGAGATCGCCGCCGAGATTGTCGCGACTGCACTCGTAATACACGCCGCCGTCGGGCGCGACCAGCGGCCGCACGCGGGCGGGGTCGAGCACGTACAACGCGACGACGACGCCGCGTTGATCGCGTTGCTTCAAGACGTACGTATTGCCCCACGTGAGTTTCGACGTGATCCAATGCTCGACAAATTTATGCGTGGTCTGGTAGCGGTTCGGTTTGCGGAGGACCGGCGAAAACGCGGGGTTGTTCGTTTCCTCCCATGTCCCGTCGGCGGTTTGTTTGAGGAGTTGCAGGGTGAGTTTACCGATATCGGACGCGATCAACGTGACGCACGCGAACACGGCGAAGTACGTCAACGCGACGTCGCGCCGCGCTTCCATGTTGACTTGCCACGCGCCCGTGAACGGTTCGCGGACGACGATCGGCCACCAGCCGTTCGAGCGGCCGCCGACGTCTTGCAGGGGCGGCGCGGCCTTCACCGTGAGTTCAAACCGCCGCCCGAGGACCGTCGCGCCGAGTGTCGCCATCCTAGCGCGCTCGCGCGGCCGTGACGGTGAACGTCAACGCGTTACTGAGCCCGCCCGCCCCTTGCACGGTGACGGGGATCGCCGCCGCGCTCGCGGGCGAGGCGACCGGCGTCGTGAGTTCGGACGCCGACACGAACGTCGTCGCGACGGGCGCGCCGTTGAGGTGCACGACGTCGGCGGCCGCGAACCCGGATCCCTGCACCCGCAACGTGAACGCGGCCGCGCCGACGGCGGCCGTCGTGGGCGTCAACGTCGCGAGGACGGGCGCGGCGGGCGGCGCGGCGGGGGTCCAGCCCTCGATCGACACGAACCCGATCCCCCGCAGCGTTTCGAGCAACGCCGCGTCGTCGACGCTGTACGTCTCGCCCTCGACGTGCTCGACCCCGTGCACCGTGTGATAGACGCGCGCCGTCACGT